GTGATAGAAAGAGCAGAACGGGGTCATTATGATCAACTCATGTTATCTCCTTAATAGGAGCAGCACGAGCTCTAATGTCCTCAGACCTTTATAACCTTATACTCGAATTCATTAAATGATTTAAGTTTAGTGAACTCGGTGATTATTTAAAATATCACAAAGGTTTAAAGGTAAGGTCCTCTGGCGAGCGATATGGTCCCGTGTTGGAATGATGTAATAAGGTATTCAAACTAAATACCAAACCTACTCAAATTCCTCTCGGGAAATTAGCTCTAAAAGAAGAGGCAGCTGGAAAAGTCCGTGTCTTTGCTATGGTCGACCCTTTTACGCAATGATTATTAGCTCCATTACATAAGTTATTATTCTTTTTATTAAGAAGAATCCTTATGGATGGAACTTTTGATCAGCTACGGCCTATAAAGAGGCTATTGAGTAAAACTCAAGTTAAGGGTTTATATAGCTTAGATCTGAGTGCTGCCACTGATCGTTTACCTGTTAGATTACAGGCCCAATTTTTGAATCATCTTGTGAAAGAGATACCAAATTTTGGTAACAAGTGAGCAGCACTGCTAACTAATCGCGTTTATCGAATTCATTCTGATAAATACGAGATCACTGCAGACGTTAAGTATGCAGTTGGTCAACCTATGGGAGCTTTATCCTCATGGGCGATGTTAGCACTGATCCATCATTTTATCGTACAAGTTGCAGCGTGGGAGGTTGGTTTTCCAATATTCCGTCTCTTTAAAGATTATGCAATCTTAGGAGATGATATTGTTATAGCCAACCACCGAGTAGCGCGTCGGTATCTCCAGTTACTTAAAGAACTGGGGGTAGAGTGTGGTTTACACAAATCTATCATGTCCCCTAAAGGGACAGGGTTAGAATTTGCTAAATCCACTTTTATTGATAAACAGAATGTCTCTCCAATAAGCTTGGATGAACTTTCTGTCTCTCTAACCGATCCGGCTACCTGAGTGGGGTTCTCAAGAAAATTTTCTTTATCTTGAGATCTCCAAATGAGAATTCTTGGACACGGTTATCTTTCACGGCGTAAGCCGTTTAGAAAGATGAGTCATGCTTTACAAGTCATCTATTTGGCAAGTATAGCTAAAATTGATTTTAACACCGATGTACTAAGATTGAGACGAGGATCACCTAAGGACTTTGATACTATCTATTTAGAAGCATTTAAGTCTAAGGTGGTTTATCCTCTTTTCCGTAGATATTTTAAACTGTATCATTCTTATCCTAAATGACTGAAAAGTCAATTGGTAAGATGTAATACAGATGTACGGTCAGAATTCTATGAATTCGACCGTTACGATCTACGAAACTCATTTGACTTAGTGATAGGACGTTCACATTCTGAATTTCCTTCTAAACTCAGAGAGCTTATGAAAACTTATAGTACCATGTCAGATGAAAATCTGAATGCTCTATTTTTCTTCAATTTTGGAGAAAGAGAGTTTAACTGATTATGACCTTATTTAAATATTAATACATTTAATGAGGCTATACAGTTTTACTTTAAGTTTAACTCTGAGTTAGGAAAATTTTCTCTAGATGTTTATGGTATTGATAAGGTTTCTGCTTTGCTTCCAGCAAAGCGATTACCTATACAAGCCCGCATCTTTAGAGATTGGTCACTAATATCTCACCGCTTAATCTCATCTACAAAAGAATCTCATCGAAATTCCTTAGAGAGAGATCAAAATGTGATCTCTTAGTGCCTTGTGAGCGCTTCCTTAGTAAGAAAACTCGTTTCATCATATATGA